TCCAAATGATGTGCTTGTGCATATTCATGAATGTACTTACACAAGATATCCATTTGAATCTGTTCGTCATCACATACAATATATTTCATGCAACTATCATACCTTTTTCATCATAGATGTCCAACTTATATTTTGTTATTCACCGAATACTACATATTTCTATATATGTTTCCCTGATATATTTTGTGGATAAATCAATGTTTCAGGATGAGAAAACTCTAATGTTATATTTTTATGTGGATTAATCAAAAGATTTAAAATAATTGGTTCTTTTGTATGCGCAGAGGTAGTCATCATTAGTTTGCGATATGGTTGGAAGCCACATTTTTCTTGAACCCTCTTTGATTGTTGGTTAAATGAAAAATGCCCACAAAGCAGGAAATCATAGTTCAATTCATTAAATAAATACTTGATAACTATCTTTACTGCTTCTGGCATGATACCACTTCCCCAATAGTCTTTACTTAAAACAAAACCAAGTTCTCTTCCTTGATAGGTTGCAAACTCTATCAAAGCTTCTTCTCTTCCATATTTTTTGATTTCAAGAGAGCCAATTACTTTTTGGTCTTCTTTGTGATAGATTGCAAATACTTGGTTACTCTCAATAAACATATCTAATATTTTTTGCGTTTCTTCTTTACTGGCATGATGTTTCCAACCAGCCATTTCACCGACACCTTCAACAGAAGCGTAAGCATAAAAATCATCTAAGTCCTCTTTCACAAACGGTCTTAAAATAAGTCGCTCTGTTTCTAGTTGTATTCCATTTTCTTCTGCTATAAAAATTATATACATATGTTTTCCCCTCCTCTCTTACATATTTCCTAATGTTGCTAATATTTTTTGTGCTGTGTACTCTCCATATTTTTCCATGTGTTCTTTTTCACCGATAAAATTTCCAGAAACAGTTATATTTACTGTAATGCCCTTGTTACTGCTCTTTTTTTCTAGTGTTTTACTTTCTTCATGGCTTAAAATCTTAGTTCCAGCTGGTAAAATAGCAGTTTCATTTCTTCCACCCTCGTTAATACCTGTTATACCACCCTTAAAATAAGTAGTTCCGAGTGCATGTCTAGGATTTTTAACCCCTGATGTAGTTATTCCTGATTTATTACTTCCACCTATTGTGTCAGTTGTCTTTACTTCGTTGACAGTAAATGTTTTATCCTCGACTTTAGTGTTATTCCAAAATTTCAACTTATCAATTAGTTCACCAAAGGCTTTTTTTGCAGTTTCGATTGGGTGTAATATAATATCTAATGCATTCATTAAGCTATCCCAAGCACTCATAAAAGCACCAGTAATAAAATCTGTTACTTTATTAAAACCTTCTTTTAACTTATCTAATGCACTTACAACTCCATCCCATATAGCTGTAAATATCCCACCAACCACATCACAAACACCTAATATAACATCTTTCACATAGTTAAATGCACCAACTAAACCATTCCATATATATTCACCAAAACTTTTAATAGTATCCCAATTTTCTGTAATTACATCTTTCAAAAATAGGAATGCATTAATCATAGCACCTACAGGGTTTCCAAACTTAATTATAAATTTGAGTACCTTGCCTAATGGATTATTGTCTAATTTCTGCCAAAATTCCACTACTTTTTTCTTTACTAAGTCCCAGTTTTTGCATAATAACCATATACCACCAACCAATAAAGCAATAGCAGTAATTACAAAACCTATTGGATTTGCATTCATTGCAGCATTTAAAGCCCATTGTTTTATAGTTAATTGTCCAGTAAGTATTGCTTGTGCAGTATCTAAAGCCATTTTAGTTTTCATAATTCCTGCATAAATTAACTCCTTGTTATTTCTTATTGTTGTTGCAATATTATATGCTGTAATTGCTCCCACAATAGTATAAACAACAGGACTTATTCTATCCCAATTATTTATTATGCCTTGTGCTATATCTATTGCAACAGTTCCAGCATCTGATAATATTTGCCAAGTTTCTTCTAATGCTGGTTTAACTTTTTCAAATATTTTTCCAAACATATCCTTAATTTGTGTTATATAAGGTTCTGCTCTTGTAACTAATTCTTCAACTTTATCTGCAAGACTTAATATAAAATCTTGAATAGCTGGTATCTTACTATGAAACCACTCAGCAATAGCACCTAATTTTGGCATTAACTTTTTACCAAGTTCTGCTTGCATATCGCCCCAAGCACCTTTTGCTGCTACAATTTTACCTTCATCTGTTTCTCTCAAAGCCTTGTTAGTTCCACCAATAGCAGCTGTTAATTTCTTATTTAAAAACTCTGCTCTTTGTTCTCGCTTCATAGTTTTAAATAATTTTTCTTCTGCGTCAGTTAAAGATACTCCATATTTTACAAGTCCTTTTGTTTTACCTTCTACAGCCTTACCAAATACATCGGCCATAGCAATAGCATCTTCTTGTGTCCCATTAAAACCTTTTTCTTTAGCAACCATATCATCAATAACAGGTAGTATAGTTTTTATTTGCTCTGCTTTTAATTTATAGATAGCTAATTGTCCTGCACCAGCTACAGCAACATCATCTCCAACTACTCCAACATCTTGTAATGCACTGGCTTCATCTTTTAACATCTGGATATGTTCTTTTTTAAAATTAGCTTGTTTCATTAAATTTGTTTCCAACATTTTGTCAGCTTTTAGCTTATCTTTTGCAGCATCTATAGACTGTTTTATAAATACTCCAGCTGCAGCAGTTAAGGCTCCAAATCCAATTGTTGCCCATTTTGCTACAGACTTCATTCCATCTTTTATTTTTCTGCCAAATGCTTTTACTTGGTTTCCAGCTTTTTCAAGTTGTCTATCCATATTCTTAATACTCTTGGTTGCCTTCTGTAATGGTGTTGTAAACTGGTCTTTTAAACTTAGTAATACACCAATAGTCTTTGCCATTTAAACCTCCTTTCTAAAAAGATAAAAAGGTACTTAGCTTTTTATACTAAGCACCTGATTTATTCATTCTTTCAATTTCAAGATCCATTGTGGCTATCATAAATAACTTTTCGTCATATGATAAATTTAATAGATAATCATATTTAAACCCTCTAAGCAAATAAAAAGAGAGGAATGCCATATCGGTATCCTCTAATATTAGTTTTTTATATCTTCAACCTCTTCTTCTAAGACTTTACTAGCTTTGTTATCTTCTTCACCTAATCCATAAAGATTTAAAATGAAGTTTGATAATTTATTTACTTCTCCCAGATTTTCATCAAATACAGGTATTACAATTTCATATGGTTCTGCAACTTGATATGCTTCTTGTAATTCCTTTTTTTGTAAAATAGGACAGTGTTTATAGATTAATTTACAGTTAGCTTTGTAAGCTGCTTCTGTTGTTTTTTCTTCTGTACTATCCATAATTTTTATTACATCTCTTGCTTTATGTTTTACAACTTCTATTGTTCCGCCTAATACTTCTGAATTAAATAGCACCACTTTCATTTTATCATTTTCTGATTGTTGTTTCTTTGCAATTAATATTTCTAATGTTATATTTTTAGCCATTTTTATATCCTCCTTATATCATATCTATATATCTAAAATGTGAAAAGTTAAAAGGAACTTCTTCCTCTCTTAAAGCTTTATTTTCAAATTTTAATGCCATTAATTCGCTAATTGTTACACCTGTTAATTCAACTCTTTCTGCTCCATAAGCTGTTGGGTCATCTAGTTTTGCAACTATTTTAAAATCTGGCATATTACCATTTCTTATACCATCAGCCAGTAACTTTCCAATAGTAGAGTCTATTTTATGTAATGTCATAGTTCCCTCACCAGTAAAGCCCATATATCTTTTTGACTTTCCTAGTTCTCCCATAATATCCACATCTTCATATTCTAATGTAACCTTAGCCTCAAAAGATTTTACAGAACCTAATTCTTCACCATCTAGCCATACAGCACCAAATGAACCTCTAATTATCTTGTTTTTATCCATTTTATTAGACATTATTTACCTCCATTTCTTAGAACATATTAATTGTAAATTTAAAGTCTTCAACAGCATTTAATATCTTTATATTTGCTTTCATAAATACTTTTTTCTTAAATGTTAGTTTTTTGATTTTCTCATCATCCCAGTCTTCAACTTCTTTTTTACCAACACCTAACCAAGCCAATCTTTGTGCTTCAACATCAACTTCTGAATAGTTATCATATTCTTTATCCAAAATATCCTCTCTTTCAAGTTCTTTGAAATAAGCATTAATAGCTGTGAAAAATAGCACTTGATTATCATATTTATTCTTATATTTACCTATCCATTTTTTGAATGTTGAGTAAATATCATCTCTCATTAAGTCCATAGATTCAATTATGATAATGTCTTTCATATCTTCAGTTTCATCTTGTGTAATTTCTTCTAAAGATGTACATGCTCTTGCAACTCTTATATCTCCTTCATCTTTATACAAACAGAAACCACCTTTATCAATAACATCATCTATTTCATCAAATATAGAAACTTCCTTTAAATTCCCACATAGAAAGCTAGTAGCTGATCTAGTCATTGGTAACCCTGCTAACATTCCTAAAATTGTTGGTACATATTGCCAACCTTCAACTTCTCCTCTATTATCTACAAATGTAACCTTGTCATTCATTAAGTTTACTATGCCTTTGTTATCTGGCTTAGTAGCTTTAAATACAACAGCTTTATAAGTTTTACCTGCTTTTCTTACTGACTTTATCCAAGAAACAAGAGTTGTAGTATCTCCATCTTTCCCATCATAAGCTAACCCTAGCCAGTTAATTCTTTCTTGTGCAACTTTTTTTAATGTGTCAGATAATGTTCCATCTTTAACATTGAATACAACCACTTTATTTGGAGTGTATTCAAAGCTATCTTTAATCAATGGTAATATTTCAGCAGAATAATCATCACTTTTTATATCAGTAATATCTTTGTATACCTTTCTATCCCATTGTTTAGTAGATTCTTTTACTATTAATCCAACTATACCTAATTGACTTCTTTTAACAGCTGTAACTGCTAATTGCTTAAAAATAATTTCTATTTTAGGTAATCCCATATATTAACCTCCTATTTCTTATCAAAACGATACTCTAATTCTTCCATCATTTCGCCATCTATATCATTTTCTATCTCTTCCATACTTAAACTATCAAAACTTGCTATTAATACTCCATCTTCAGTTTCTTCAAACTCTATTTCATCAACAGGAATAGCAAAAGTTTCATTTACCCATAATGTACCTAAGAAAGCATTTTCAATTTCATCAGATATTTTTAATCTTTCTTCTCTTCCTTTACCAGATAAAGTAGTAAAAAAATAAATTCTGATTGTAAAGTTTCTTTCCTTAAAAGTTGTCATAAAAGCACTTGTTTTAAGACCATCTAACTCAGTTCTAAAACTAGGTCTATTGAATTTTTCAGATAAATCTTTACTGTCAATTTCTATTTTAGGAAATGTTTCTTTCAATTTTGTATTAACTGCTTTTAGTATCTGGCTTAATTTAATCATTAAAAACCTCCATTTTTGATAACTTCATCTATAAAATTATCAGCTGCTTGTAAAAATTCATTTTGAAACTCTCTCTGTGAATCTTCTAAAATATGCTCTCCTTTTTTAAAACCATGTTCTTTACCAGTTTTATCTTTTATGATATGCCCATTTTCTATTAAATGAGCATGAGGCATTGAGTTATAAACTCTAACTGTATCTTCTTCACCTTTATATTTATAAACTTTACCTCTTTTAAAACCTTTCAAATAGTTACCAGTTTTAACTTTTACTTTAGATTTTGCTTTCTTTTTAGCCTTAGCTTTTAATTTATTACCTTGTTTTTGTAAGAATTTTTTAGCTTCTTTTGGGTATTTTCTAGCAAGTCTTAATACTACTTCTTCAAGTTCTTTTAAATCATCTGTTGAAAAAACTCCCATTTTTACTCCTCTTTTCTTACACAAAAAACTTCTATGAACTGATTATCTTTAAAATCTCTGTTGAAATAGATAACTTCATACTTCAAGCCCTCATAAATAAAAAACCAGTCCTTTTTTATTCCAGGAACCGATTTTACTCTAAATATAAATTTGAATTGATGTTGATTACTTTCTGTTCCAGCTTCTCCATTCTTTTCACTTGAATTAAGAGGTACTATTTCACAGTATGTTTTTTTAAATAACTCTGGCTTTTTATCATTTTCTCCAAGTTCATTAGTTGTGTCTATCATGTGATATACATCAATAAAATGTCTTAATTTCTTAGTTATATCATTCAAAGTTATCACCCACTTGTAACTGAGTTAGTAAACTTCTGGCTGTATAACTTAAATCTTTACTTTCCTTTTGCTCTCTGTTGTCATACCAATCTTGCACAAGTACACAAGCTAGAATTTTAGACCTTTTAATAAACTTTTCCTTTGTTGCTTTTTTATCAAAGTCATTTATTGCATCTCTAAGATAATCTATTGCTGCAATCATTAAAGATTGCAACAATGTATCATCTTCATTGTAATCAATTCTTAGATAATTTTTAGCTTCTTCCAAAGTTAAAATATCTTCCATATTAATCACCTATTAAGCTGTTTCAATTTCAAGATATTTCATTGCATTTTTATCAACTTTTTTAACATCAAATCTTTCTATTGCTCTAATATAAGTAGCATTCTTAGTAAATCCAGCTTCAGTTGATACTGCAAGTTCTAAACCTTCTCTGTCAAAGAATGTTATAAATTCTTCTAAATCTCCCACAAATACTGGTGCTTTTGTTCCATTCATTTCTAATTGAGCATCTGATAACATAACTATTTCTCTTCCTTTAAAAAGTTTTTTAGTTTCATCTTGTAAGCTAGTACCTAAAAGTGGTCTACCTTGCTTATCTTTTACTTTGTCTAAAATATCAAAATAAGTTTGATTCATAAAAACTTTTGCATTTAATGATATTGCTGGATCTAATCCTTTATTTAAAGCAGTTGTTATTGCATCATAATCAGTTGCTTGTTCTGGATTTAAAGTTTTTAAAATAGTTAATATCTTTTTGTTTTCTGTATTTACAGCTTTTTTAATGAATCTTTTACCTATATAAGCAGTTAAATTTGCATTTTCATCTGCAAGTAAACTATTTGATATTGGGATAATATCTCCATAGTCAGCAACATTATATGTAACTTGTGCAAAATCTATATCAGATTGACCTATTTCATTCAATTCTTCAAAAGCTATTAATTCACCTGTTCCATCTGTTTCAACAGGCATAGTTCCCTTTAATGAAGTTACAGGTAGAATATTACAATATTCTTTCAATGCTATTTTGTTTCTTCTTAATTCTTTTATTTCTTTGAATTGTTCAGTTGGAACTAAGTAACCACCCTTGCCATCTGTTGCTTCTACTTGCCCTGGTGTTCCAGCTGCATTTAAAAATTGTTTTTCTTCTTCTGTTATAGATTTTCCTAATATAACTCTATTATAAATTCTATTAACATTCATTTCTTCTTTTGTTCCTAATGGTACTTTATCACCTTTATTCATAACTGTTAAAGCCTCCTCTGTTTCTGCTTCTTTTATTCTATTTTCTAAATCTTTTAAACTATTTAACTTAGCATGTGCTTCTTCAATCTTTCCACTATCTTTTAATGATGTGATTTCATTTCTAAGTGTTTCTAATTCCTTTTTTAATTCTACTGATTTTTTCATAATTAAATACCTCCTGTTAATAATGCAATCTCAATTTCTTTGTTTAATCTATCAAGTCTTGCTTGTTCTTTTTTATTTTTTTCTTCAACATTTTTTTTATTTAATAAACTTTCTGGAATATGCTTAAATTTATTTTTTGTTTCTATACAGTTTAAAAATTCGACTTTTTCAGAAGTTTTTATATTAAATACTCCTGGAGCATCTTCTCCAGTAAACCATTTTTCTTCTTTCATAAAGTCATATATTTGCTCTCTTGTTACACCTTCAATAGCTTTTTCCATATAAGCATTAACAAGTCCTTCATCAAGTTTATTTAGAACTTCAATATACTTTTCTAATTCTCCTGCATTTCCTGAAACTCTTCCCCAAGCTCTATGTATCATTAAATACGCATTACTTGGT